TAAACATATGTTATTATTCTTCTTTGTATGGACCACATCTATATACTTTTTTCTTGGAATCAAAATAAATATACATTTCACTACATCCAGCAATTAAATAGGATGGATTGGCCATTAGTGTTTCAACAGCATGAGATACTCGTTCTGGTGGATAATAATCATCATCATCCATATAAATAATGATATCGCCAGAACATTTTTTGTGCATCAAATTACGTTTCTTACCTAATACCATTTTTTCCTTGTAGTAAAAGTATTTCACTTGCGGCACATCTTTTACTAATTCGCCAATGGGATCCGTGCCGTCATCCAAAATAATCCATTCCATTCTATTTTTTGGATATAATTGATGTTCAAAACATTCAATCATATAGGGAATAAATGGTCTTCGATTGAATGTGGGAGTACATATACTAACAAATGGTAACTCTTTATTTTTACTCATTAAATATACTTTGTAATGTATATTTAAATTATATTTATTCTGATTAAATATAATTTAATGTATTCTAACATAACAAATTTATACTAATTTAATGTTATATCGCTTTGTTTTCATCTTCGTACCCTTTATAGCCTTTCCTCCAGAAAAATACTGTTCCGCATTTACATCACTTACATCATCATTACTTGCTTTTTTAGTGCAGTAATCTAATATAGTTTCTCCAGGTATAACGTCGGGTTGTTTAGACAGATCCGGAAGAAATGGTGTTTTTAATAAGATTTCTGTAGTATCTTCTGTTGGTTGTTGTGTTTCGAAAATTTTTAAACCAAAAATTAATATGAATAGACCAATCACAAGACCAGAAACATAAGAACTGCCTAAATATGTACTTGTATTTGTGATCAATTTATAAATAGTGAGAATTAAAATAAATGAATTTTTATAAGTAACAACATCTTTTAAAAAGGAGAAAAAGTTGTGTAATTTATTTTTATCAGATGACGATTTATCCATATTTGCTAATGTATATTTTGCCGATAATGGCGACAATAAGCAGTAAATTGTGATAAAAATTGGGGAAAATAGAAATGACATAAAGGATACAAATCCCCATACAAAAAAGAATAATAACATATGTTTAATATTAAAATAAGATGGTTCATCCCACTCTTCTGAAGATGTCCCTTCTTTTGGATTTCGGAAATAATGAAATAAATTTGTTATATGTAATATAAATCCTTTTACGAGATTGAATATATAAATAATGAAAACTACAAAGGTAAATAAAAATGAATAAACTAACATTGTTAGCCATTCTGGTAAGTAATTCATTTTATAAAACATACTATTCATAAGTCCAAAAGTGTCGGCTGTCATTTGTTTTAAAATATTGCTTTCATATAACCAGAAATTAGATAATATACCGCTACCAGGTTTTGCCCATTCTGTTATATTACATAACCAACTATCACTAAAACTATTTAAAAAATCCATATTATCAAATTTAGCCATTTGGGAATATACTTCTTTGGGATCAGACCAAAAGCCTAACCCAAAAAAAGAGCGAATTTTAACAGGATTCATATATATGGGACGTATTGGTCGTTCCTTAACGATTCTTTCTACGTTTGTATATGGCATTAAGTTAATGTCGTCTGGTAATATATTTGCCTGAGCAACTTTAGCAGTGTATAATCCAATAGAACCTACTAAAATCACGCCAATACAAATTGTGGTGAGAACGCTCGAAGTAAAATTCACAAAAAAACCAGACCAATCCGTTTTTTTCGTCGATGTGCCTTCTTCTTCTGCTTTTTTTTCATCAATTACATTCGTTTCTTCAGTTGTAGTTGTGGACATTATTTATAATAATAATATATTAAATTTTGTGAAATAATATAATAAATAAATTATTGGGTTATATTATATGAATAGGATGGATATAAAAAATATAAATAAAAAACATATAAAAAATATTGGTATTATGTTAGTTTGTTTAGTTATTCTATGGGCCTTGAACAAGCACTATTTAAAATTAGATTTCACAAATATGTTTGGTTTTAATTTTAAAGAAGGTTTTGATCCAAATGCGTTAATCACATATGACAGTAATACACCCGAAACAACCCATAGCGTGGATGTGGTGAATGAAAGATATACTTGTGCTAATTTTTGTGGCCCCAAGGCTCAATGTGCGATTACTAGAGAACAATGTTCGACAGATGTTGATTGTCAAGGATGCCAACCTCCCATTACAGCCCCGCCAAAATACCTAACTACAACAGAAGTAAAACCATTAGATGATGCGGGTAAATTGACTTGGAGTCAGACACCTCAGTACTCCAAACTAACAACCGATATTGGAACATTTGCTTCCTATGTGAAACCAGGATCTTTAGATGCTGAACTAACACAACCATATCAAGGTTATGATGCCTGGACAAAAACTTTTAATTATGGTCTCAAATTGGCAGATGATAAACTAACATATGATTTTTCTCCCCAACCCGAAAAATATCGTTTTATACCAGAATACCCTGTTACAAAAACAGTTACTGGTATGTTTTATGATACAGGACCTACACCGTCGAATGCGAATTTGTAATTTTGTAATTTAAAAAAAACAATTAATTATTGAAGATAATTTTTTAATAATTATACATTAATTGTGTCTGCAATGTCTATTTCAATGTTTGTAATTTATGATTTTCTTCTTAATCTTTTTCTTATTTTTCTTCTTGATTTTCTTTTCGTATTTTTATTTTTAATTAATCTTTTTGTTTTTTTCCTTTTTTTACCTCCTTCTGTGCCCTGAAACGGAAATTCGTATTCTTCTTTATCATTATCATTTGCGACAACATTATTAGAACATCTTGGATTTTTATATCGATTATATTTATGTTCAACCCAACATTCAGGATCATTATAAAAAACAATATCAAACGGCAATAATTGTTGGAACTTTCCTACTGTGTCCAAATTATTTATTTCTTCTTGATTCATAAAATCAAAAACACTTTTTATTCTAATGTGTTTTAATGTATTTGAATATTTATTCACAAATACTTTCATCATATCTGTCTTAGCAGATTTTGCGGTTACATACTCAAAAAAATCATACATATCTTCAGAAATATTTGAAAACAAACCATTATTTATACTACTCAACATAATTGCTACTACACAGGCCAGTTGAAAGGTTTTTTTATCAAGGAAATCTTGTGTATAATTCATTAAATAAGAAGTAAGATAAATAGAATCAAATGTCCATTTTACTACTTGATTAATTTGGGTGTTATCAATGTGTTTTTTTGATAATGAATATACTGTTGTTGCTATCCAATCATTTAATATATTCCAGTTTCTTAATATCACATTTTTAGGAGGTTCTATATTTAAAGTAATCAATTCTACATCCACGGTTTCATTATCAATCAATCCGGGATACATCCGGTTTTTAATTGAATTGGATAGGGGCAATAATGGATATTGTTGACGTTCTTCTTTTGATTTTGAATTGAATAACTCAATGATATCATCTGTTGCTTCTTCCTTTTTAATAAACAAATCGTTCATTACAGCTACATCTGGATCAAATTTACACAATGTGTATGAATTCGGAAAATTTATTATTTTTTCTCCATCATATCTTGGAATTCTACATAATATATTCAATATTTCTTTGAAATTATTTTGTTCATAATTTGTCCTTATTAATGCCATTTTTTCATTTGATATTTTAACTGACAGACCAAAATCCAGCATTATAACTGACCCCTGAATACCTTTGAAATATGAAGTATCATTCGGATTAATCATCATGTTACCATAATGAAAATCACCGTGAGAATATCCTGTTTTCAAAGCTAATTCTATCAAAGCATACAAAACCATTGAATCATATAATTTATTCTCTCCAAACGAATTAACAATTGAATCAACAGTTTGGTAATTACTCAATAATTCCATGCCAATAATAGAATATCCAGTTAAACTGTTCATTAATTTTGTCAAAATAATTTTTATTTTATTTGATTGATCATCAGCACTTGATAGTTTGTTTATTATTGTTTGTAAACCAGATAGTTCATCAGGTTCAAACATTTTTGAATAAACAATAGCAGGACATAAAGGTTGCAATGTGTTCATTGTTTTTAGGAATACCTCCGTTTGAATATTCACTTCTCTAATAAAATCATCCTTAGAAATTGGGCGAATCAGTTTTTCAGGTTTTCTAACATTCGGGTTGTATCCAAAAAAATTAATTTTCAATATTAAAGTATCAACAGGTGTTCCATATTTTACAGAATCGATATTTTTGTACTTTGATACATAATTATTGTCAACTATTTTTGCTTTTAACACAATTCCAAACCCGCCCTTGCTTAAATAAGTAATTTCGGAATGTTCCAAAAATTCAAAAAAATTAGCTTCCATATTTTTATTATCAATAAAAACTCCAGTCCCTCCCTTCATATATATTATTATGATATAATATTTTTATAATTTATTGAATAATGTGTTTCATATGAATTTATCATTTTTCAATTGTCACTTCTTTTGCTACCTTTGTGATAATTTTCTCATAATTGGTTAATTGTTCTTCCGCAGTGGATCCTGACATTGCATTACTAACAATATTTAAATACAGATTATTCTTTCTTGATTCGGAATCAGTACAATCCGGATACTTCTTTTTCCATTCGCTGATCTGTTTGATATTTTCGTTCGCAATTTGTTTAATTGCTTTTGTTAGTATGGGTTTGGTTTCATTCTCTTTTATCCATTGATCATCATTTTTAATGTATAAAACTTCTCGTTTCACATCGCTACAATGTATTGGTCTCTTAGTTTGATCTAAATCATTTAAGTTTTTATTGATTATTCTGGAAACCCCTTCTACATAACCCAGTCTCCCAGTTGTTTCCAAATCCTCCAATTGGACTTTAATAGAACTAACAAATTCACTGATATTCAAAGCATCCTTACATTCTTCATTCAAAAAGAACTGTAAATTAAATGTTTTATTATGAGAATTATTAGTATTGTTGTTATTACTGTTATTATGAGTTCCATTTTTAATAACTTCTAACATTTGTTTTTGAAGTTCATTATTTTGTTTTTGTATTTCATTATTTTGTTTTTGTAGTTCTTGATTTTGTTTGATGATTTCAATTACTAAATCTGTTGTTATTTCTGGATATTTGTTATTCATTTTTTCAGAACATACTTTACTGTGTTTCCATAGCCCATTTCTTGAAATATATTGTTTTCCACAAATTTCACAACTTTTCTGCCCTTTTTGCCCTTTTTCAGTCACCTTTTGATCGCTTTGTGTCACTTGTATATGTTTGATCGTTAATAAATGTCTATCCCAACTATACTTTTTACAGCATTTAAAGTCACATAATTCACACACATAATTAGATTGCCCTTTTTCTGCCCTTTTTGCCCCTAAATTGTCACTAAATGTTTCCATATAGTCACCGAAGAAAAAAAAACTCTGATTTCTACAAAAAAACATAAAAATTTGATCGTCGCAATTGTTTCAATGGTGTAAAATTTTTTAGACCATTATGAATTGGATACTGTTTTCATACCCCTTTTCCAAAATCTACTTTATAGTTTTGCAAAATGGACAAAAAAAATGTCCAAAATCGAAAAATCTTTTTCCAAATTGGGGAAAAAAATCCACTAGAATCAGAAAAGGGAATAATATATATTATTTTTAACTTAAAGAAAAATTTATTTATTAATTACCACTGTTATGAGTCATATTTTTAATAACTTCTAATAGCTCTGAGTTTTGTTTAACTAACATTATAATAAAATCTTTATCAGACATATTATTTAGATTGTTTTCGATCTGCACATTATTATCATGTATATTATTTTTGTTACAATTATTTTTGTGTTTCCATAAACCTGAATTAGTATCGTAACATTTATTACAATTCGAACATATAAAAAATTTTGGTTTTTTTTTGTTTCCATTTGTTTCTATTTTGTTTCCATTGGGTTCCATTTCATTTCCACAACATCTGGATTTATGTTTCAATGTCAATAAATGTTTATTATAATCGTTTTTGTGAGTTGTAATAAAGTTACAGTTTATACAACAGAATTCACCTTGAAAAGGAGGACAGCTATTTAAATTCGCATTTAGATCTTCATAATGTTGCTGTTCTTTAAGTCGTGCTTCTGTTTTGTTTTTACAATTATACATTGCTATTTCAGTCATATCCCAGTTTTCCCAGCCTCCATTTTGCCTTATAATATGATATATTTTTAATTTATTATCTAAATTAGTACACGCATATTTATGAAGACATTTACGCTTTACAAAATTAGTTGTATGACCAACATATATATCATTTATATTTTCGTCCTTACAAGTTATTTTATAAATAATAGTCTTAGAGTAATCAATATTATCTTTTGGCATTTTATAATATAATTTGAGATGTTTTTAAGCATTTATCTTAAATAATCTTAAAAAAATATTTGTTATGTATATATTATTTTTAACTTAAAGAGAAACAATATATATTATTTTTAATTTAATGAGCTTATGTAGCATAAGCCAAACCACAGTTTCCACCAATAAAAATAACTTGGTTAATACGTTCTTCAAACAATGTCAGATTAAAGTTATAATCATATATGCGCCATGATGGTTTATTAATACCCACAATTACTCCCGTTTCTGGATCACAAATTACAAGTGATTGAGCCAGAGGATCCATTTGTGGGATAATGGTTGAAAATTCTAATTCAATTTGAGAAAATCGGCTCATGTTAATTGCACCAGATGGCTGTAACTCGGCGTTATTCGAATTCAAACAAAAATTGTAACAATATAATCCAGCAGGTGCAAACCCACTGGTTCTTATATATTTTTCAATATAATTATAAACTCCGGATGGCAATATATTTTCTCTATAAGAACCATCTAACAAAATCCCCAGCACATTTAATATATTCCTTTCATTATCTTGGGTATAAGTTGGTGTTATTAATAAACCAGTTAATTTACCATTGGGATTCACACCAGGTCCGATATTTACTGGAATCAAATTACCCGATGCGTCAGTTCTATAAATAGTATAGTTACCAGCTGAAGGCGCTTGTATAACATCTTGTGGCATATAGTTATAAGGCCAGTTACTATAATTCGACCATTCATTTCGCAAGTTAATATCACTTCTCTGAAAATAAAACATCCAACTGGAAACCATACCTAAAGAATCAAGTTGTATCTTATTCGATCCAGTTACGTTATAAAAATTTTGCTCGTGAACTTGTTTAATTAAATATTTTTGTTCTTCCAAAGCAAATACCCGTTCTTCTTCATTAGACAAAAATCCATAAGTACAATTTAAATGAACATCCGCATTCCATAGTGTTCGTTGATCTGAATAAGAATCAATCCCGATACCTATATCTGGAGGTGGTTGTAGAAATCGATAAAACTGCATATACCACGTATTAAAATTAGGCGCTACATATGGATAGTTATATGTAGAATCAAAAACATCTCGAATTCGAAATAGCTGATTAATCGGCCGCAATGTGATATTAATATGTAGCTCGTTGTATTGTAATGAAGTTAGAGGAAAAGCCATTTGCGATTTTAATCCAAACCAATTATTAAGTGGAATATATAATATTCTTCCTCGGATTGATGGATCGGGACCAGCGAGGCTATCATTATAAAAGGCATTTGGATATGAATTCACACGTGATCCGGCATTCGCTGGATCAAAAATTTCAGGTACATGTCCGATCATTGCGTCGAACAATGCCCTTTTTGTTCCATTAAAATCTCTTTGAACTGATGCTAATAAATAATCCCCTGAATATTCTTGTAATGTATAATTACCACATGTAATACTAATTTTAGAAATCATTTTCGCACCTAAATGTTCAATCCATTTAAATTCATAGGGGACCCATTGCCCAGGAGATGTCGTATCATTTGCTGGATTTTGAGCAGGAGGGAAAATAGGACTCCAAATGGTAGGTAAATTTACAGATAGATAACAATCCATTAACAAATCCGCATACCTGGGAATTTTAAATGTAAAAGTAGATTCTTCTGATAAACGCAATGTTTTGGATCCTTCAAAATCTACTCGAAATTTTTGAAGTCCAAAATTCGTATATTGAACAAAAGAAGATTTAAAAAAAGTTTTAGAAGGGTTTCCATTTAAAATTATATTTTGCTGCCCTTGAGCTACTAATTGCATTAAACCGCCTGCCATAATTAGTATATATAGTTA